CAGATACGTGCGGAGAATTCAAACAAGAAGGTTGTAATATTTCAACCATATGGATCGTCAGTAAAGTTTATGAATGGGGAGCCATTCGATGACACGAGTAGAAGTCTCAGTCATCAACACTATATGCAAATTAGTGAGGCTCTCCAAGATATTGCAGTAATTGTATATGCAAGCTCTAAGCAGTTTATGAGTAACGATGATAGGAATATACCTATCAATAATTGGAACCCATATTTTAGAGTATTGCCTGCGTTTGTTAAGCACTGCGACTACTTCTTAGGAGTCGATAGTTGTGGACAGCATATTGCTTATGCAATGGATAAACCAGGTAGTGTAATCATGGGCGGTACAGTGGATGCGAATTACACGTATTCGCAATACTTTAACATTATACGTAAAGAAGGTGTTAGTCCAGTTTACAACCCAATACGGCTTAGTAATGGCGATGGAGAGTTTGTAAATAGGTTAAACCAAAATACAATGGATTTTAGCCAACAAGAGATCTCACAGATAATCGAGTTTGTTAGAGATCAAATTATAAATATACAAAAATAAAAAGGAAGTCTTCACATGGCCATTTGTATCGACGGAAATGTTGTATGTTTCGGAGGAGGTTGTTTTAGCCAGACACCAACTGGTATAGCGTTTAGTGGGGAGGCGGTAGCCGATAGTTTTGTTGATTGTACTCCATTATCACCTGAACAAGGAATTACAAGTGGATATCAGTTGGCTGGTAGTGGGCCTATCGATAATATCCAAAAGTTTCCATTTGCCTCGGATGGCAATGCATCAGATGTTGGTGAGATGACTCTAGCCAGAACCAACACATCTTCAGGACATTCATCTAGTACTCACGGCTACGTGGCAGGTGGCAATGGAGCTCCAGCAGAGTGTTCTAGGATCGACAAATTTGCCTTTGCTGCCGAAGGCACTACTGCAGACGTTGGTGAGTTGCTTGCTGACACCTATTCCCCTGCAGGCCAATCATCATCGACCCATGGTTACGCGGCCAACGGGTATACTCCATTAGGGTTTGATAATACTATTCAAAAATGGCCATTTTCTTCTGATGCTAATGCAACTGATGTAGGAGAGACGACTTGTCCCAGAAACAATACCACGGGTACTTCATCCGAAGTTTCAGGTTACAGTCTAGGAGGCAATCCCGACACTAATGTTATTGATAAATTTCCATTTGCATCAGACAGCAACGCTACTGATGTTGGTGAGTTACTAAGTAGTAACTATGGTTTTACAGGGGTGTCATCAGGTGTATCGGGCTACGCGGCGGGGGGCGCGTTCGGCGACAAATCAACCATTCAAAAGTTTCCATTTGCATCGGATAGCAATTCAACTGATGTAGGTGAACTAGACACAGCTATGTCACATGCTTCTGGTTCAGCGTCGTTAACTTCTGGATATGTTGCTGGCGGCAGCGCTACTAATAAACTTCAAAAATGGCCATTTGCTTCAGATAGTCCTGCTGCATGTGTGGGTTCGATGGCCATCGGAACATGTAGGGGTGCGGGTGCGCAAGTCTAATTAAACTATTCCTACAAAGGCCCTTTACAGGGCCTTTTTTATATCTACACGATCAACAAAATGGTCTGGTTATAAATAGTAGATAATACTAGAGGTGACCCATGGCCATTCCAACTTCTCGAGATCAACTTAAAGAACATTGTCTGCGAAGGCTTGGGAAGCCTGTTGTGGATATCAATGTAGATGACGAGCAGGTTGAGGATCGCATCGACGAAGCTCTCCTGTACTACAGAGACTATCACTTTGATGGTTCAGAGCGAGTGCTGTATAAGCACGAAGTAACAGCTGCCGATAAGACCAACCAGTATATCACACTCGATGACTCGTACATTGGTGTTCGTGATATATTTGACATTGGTGACTCCACACAGACATCCAATCTTTTTAATGTGAGATATCAGATCCACCTAAACGATCTGTTTGACTTCTCATCTACCACTTACGTTCCATACGTGACAGCTATGCGGCATGTTGCTCAGCTAGAAGAAATCTTTGTCGGTAAGAAGCCTTTTAGGTTTAATCGTCACACCAACAAGCTGCATATCGATATGCACTGGGGTGATGTCAACGCTGGTAACTTTATTATTATCGATACATACAAGGTTACCGATCCTAATACGTATTCCGACGTGTGGGCGGACAGATGGTTGATGAGGTATACTACTGCGTTGATCAAAAGGCAGTGGGGACTTAACGTAAAAAAATATGATGGAATGCAAATGCCAGGTGGTCTTACCTTTAACGGTCAACGAATATATGACGAAGCTGAGGAAGAGATTAAGATGCTTGAGGATGAAATGATTAATAGCTACTCTCTTCCAGTGATGGACCTTACAAACTAATGGTAGAGTTTCTTGGCAATAAGTATACCACGTGGTATTTTCAAATTATAGAAAAAGCTAGACTACGGGGTTGTTCTGATGACGGTCAATATATGGAAAAGCACCATATTGTTCCAAAATCTTTAAATGGAGATAATTCCCCAGACAACCTTGTATCCCTAACATACAGAGAACATTTTGTTTGTCACAGATTGTTGACCAAAATGACCACTGGTAAATCACGTCGAAAAATGTGTTTTGCTCTGTCTAAAATGAGAAGAAGAAAATCATTAAATGTTAGCATCTCTTCACGGCAGTTAGAGGTTATGAGAGAAGCAGCTGCGGCCGCTATGAGAGGAAGAGAGATAAAACAAGAAACTAAAGACAAGCTTCGAAAAGTTCGATATAAACAGCTCGCTGACGAGTCGTATTATGAAAAATGGCAAAAGTCAATGGATTTGAGAAACCAAATGATGAGGACCGATGAGTATAGAAAGGCTTCTAGTAAAAGATCCAAAGAAAACTATAGTAAAAGCGGTCTTTCAAAATGGAATGGATCACAGGAGCAAAAAGAGTTTTTGTCCAGTACTCTAAAAGGTAAAAGTAAATCTCCCGAACATGTTGCTGCTATGTCAGAAGCGCGTAAAAAAAATCCTCATCCAAAAGGTAATCCAATGGAGAATCCACAGAGTAGGCTAAAGTTATCTGAGTCCAAAAAGGGCACAAAGGCTCTAATAAAAAATGGCCAGCGTAAGATGGCGAGACCGGGCGATAATAAGTGGTTGCTGCTCCTGGAAGACGGTTGGGTGCCTTCAAGTTAAGATGCAATGTTAAATAAATACTTTAACAACTATGGCTTTGCACGTGAACAGGACGTTGTAGAGGATCTTATCCTTGAGTCCATAAAAATTTACGGGCATGATGTAAAGTACCTTCCAAGAACATTGGTCAAGAATGATCATTTGTTTGGTGAAGACGTGCTTTCCCAATTCGACGAAGCCATAGATATAGAGATGTATTTAAAGTCTATGGAAGGCTTCGAAGGTGATGGACAATTTTTAAGTAAGTTTGGGTTAGAGATTAGGGACCAGATTGTACTTACGGTTGCACGTAAGAGGTTTGATCAGGTAATCACATCACCCAAACTTATGACCGAGGTTGGTTACAATCTTGTTTTTGAAGATGGTAACAACAATGAGCCAAGTCGACAGTTTCTAACTGGGGATGCGGCAACTGAAGCATGGGTACAGGAAGGTGACGACTACTTAAACACCCTGAACCGTCCTAGAGAGGGAGATCTGATCTATTTCCCCATGATGGACAAGATATTCGAAGTAATGTACGTCGATGATCGCCCTGTACATTTTCAGCTTGGTAGAATGCAGTCTTATGATCTTCGCTGCGAACTGTTTGAGTACAGTAGCGAAGCTATTAATACTGGGGACAGCACAATTGATGCTGTCGAAGACAACTATAGTCTCAACACACTAGTACACCAATTCACGTTAGAAGACGGTTCCGGTGTATTGAAGAGTGAGGATGGCGATAGTGTACTTCAAGAGTTTACAATTGAAACAACAGCACCGTCTGCGAACAATAACTTCTTCCAGTTCGAGGCTGATTCAATACTTGACTTCAGTGAGAGCAATCCATTCAGCGAGTTGGATAGATTCTAATGTTTGGCCATACTTATTATCACAGTATTATTCGCAAGTACATCATCATGTTTGGCACGATGTTTAACGACATTGATGTACAGCGTTTTAATCAGTCTGGCGAAAGGGTGCAAACATTACGTATTCCAATTGCATATGGTCCTAAGGAAAAGTTCTTAGTAAGGCTAGCACAAGATCCTGACTTTGATAAGGATGTAGCTATCTCGCTACCTAGGATGTCGTTCGAGATAACTTCTATGAACTACAATTCTACGCGTAAGCTACCTTCAACTATCAAGAACGTATACACCTATGAAGACAATGATAGATTAAAGTATCAGTACACACCAGTACCATTCGACATTAATATTGCTTTATCGATATTTGTAAAGAATGCTGATGATGGTGTGCAGATTCTAGAAAATATCTTACCTTTCTTTACACCAGAGTGGACGAACTCTGTAAAGCTAATTCCAGAGCTTGATCTTACCATGGATGTCCCTGTCGTGTTTAACGACGTATCCACAGAAGATACGTATGAAGGAGACTTTTCGACACGTAGAGCTCTCATACACACGTTAAACTTTACTGTAAAGGGCTATTTGTTTGGCCCAATACGCAACCAGGGTCTCATCAAGAGAGCTATCACTCGTGTCAGTGTCTCTACTGCTAATACATCCGAGATATCATCAACGCTTGAAGTTACTCCTGGTCTAACAGCAAACGGTACACCGACATCAGATTCAAACATTACCATACCATCAGAACAGATTTCCAGTGACGATAACTTTGGCTATATAGAAGATCAGCAGTTCTTTGTGGGTGGTACACCTCGTGAGTAAAACAAAGCTAGAAAACAGTCTTAATGATCTTTTCGATTTGCCTGAAGATACGGCTAGTATAGTTGAGAGCAAGGAAGTTCGAACTCCGGAAGCTACCAATGAACTTGTCAATCGCGAAGGAAGAGACTTTACAGGCGATATCGATACAGACTACAGGTACGCTAGAGAAAACCTGTACGACCTCATTGAGAACGGATCACACGCACTTCACGAGCTTGTAGAGATAGCAAAAGCAAGCGAACACCCAAGAGCATTCGAAGTAGTTGCTTCTTTAATGAAGACGCTTACAGACGCTAATAAGGATCTGCTAGACATACAGACCAAGGTCAAAAAGCTCAAGCAAGAAGACGGAGTACCGTCTGGTCCTAATAGCGTCACTAACGCCCTTTTCGTAGGGTCTACGGCCGAGCTTCAGAATATGCTTAAAGATAACTTAGATAGTGATACTTGATCGGCTACACCGCTATTATCCTCTCATTGTAAAATAAGTCAACATCTAATGGCTATTGAAACGTATCTTGGCAACAAAAATCTTAAAAAGGTTGGTGTTCCTGTCGAATATACGCAGGAGCAGGTCAAGGAGTATATCAAGTGCTCCAAGGATCCAGCTTACTTCATTAAGAACTATGTCAAGAT